GGCTTTTGAATTGGTCAGCGTAGTATCAAGGGTTGCCGCAAGCGGAAGCGTATAGACTGCTGTCGCTGTTGGTGTGCCGATAATAATGCCGTTGATCAACTGATCCACGGTCAAAGTTGCGGTGTCTGCGGCAGTGGCCGGAGCCGATGCAACAGACATTTTAACTTCATTGAGGTTGCCATCATTAAACTGATAGCCGCCGCCTACAGAAGGAAGAGCCATAGTAATTCTCCACAAGAAAGAAGGAAAAACTCAGGGCGTTATGCCCTGAGTTAAAAATTAACCCCAGATACGGGCTGCCATAGGCGCACGAATCACGGAGTAGCCATACAGCACGTCAATACGGCAAGGCATACGGTCATTGTTGATGTCGTACTGACGAACAATACGCAACGAGATGCCGTTATGAACCTGACGAGATGCCATATCCACGCCCTGTGGAAGCAGGAGATCCGCGCAACCAAGCGTGATGGCGTTCTTCTGATATACAAGGTTCTGTGGGTACGTCGTGGACGCTGCACCAAGCACCGTGACTGCCGCGTTGTTAGCAGGGAACGAGTCCACTGTAGCAAGAGCGTTAGACGAGGTGTAGATAGGTGGCGAGATCGCAATGTCTGTCCACGCACCCGAAGATGCCGTAGCAGCGGCGGTCACAACGAACTGTTGCAAGCTGCCGGTTGACTGACGGGTCTGTGGGTTGACGGAGTATACGTTAGCAATCGTGAACACGTCGCCGACGTTGAACGTAGCCGAACCTGTGCCGCCATCAAGGCTGATGGTGGACTGGCCCTGCGTTGACACAGCGCCGTTGACAAGGATCGTGTCCGAAGCCGAACGCGAACCAGTCGTGTGCTGGACAATCGACTGAGACATATTGATCTCGTCGTAGCCAAGAACACCTGTACCCATAAGGCCGTTTTTGAACTGGCGGCTGATGGTGTCAACTGGGTTGAAGAAGCCCTTCATGCCTTCAACGAGGTTCGCGTTAGCAGCAGGGTTAACTGTTGCGTAACGGTCATTCATTGGGGCGGCATACTCATTGAGCTTCTGCTGTGCCTGAAGGAGAACCAACGACGTGGATGGTGTCGTGCCTGGGGTTCCAACAGACGAGTAGATGCTCTTGTATGCGTTAGCAACGTCGGCATCAACCGAGGAAGCCAACTGGCTGATACGAGGCTTGAGAACACGTTCAGCGAAGTCGTCCAACTGCATCGTCAATTCTGCCGATGTGAAGTTGACGCCGATGTGCTTCTGCGAAGAAACGGTCAGTGTTGTGAACTGCTCGTTGTCATCCTGCACCTGAAGAGCAGCGCCGTCAGTGACGAGAGCGCGATCTGGGAGACGGATGCGGAGTGTCGAGCCGATCTTTGCGCCTTCAACAGCGAAAGAATCGTCATACTGACGGTTGCAGTTACGGGTGATCACCAGGTTGTTCTCAAGAATCTCAAGAGCCTTACGGGTGATCATGTCGATAGTAAGAATAGAGTTCGCCATGATTTAGCCTTTCAAAAGCTGTGTTAACGGTGTGCCGCTTCCCATTTCTTTCTCTGCCTGAGCCGGTCTGCGGCGATCCATTCCGAAGCACTCATTGTCTTTACAGACCGAGGGTCGGTGGTGTCGAAGGTCGGGTTTCCACTGTTTCTAGCAGTGACAGGAGATATAGGACTAGGTGCGCTCGTTGACTTCTTAACAGGTGGATCTGTAACCAATTTGGCTTCAATCCGTCCAATTTCCTTGGCTTGTATCATTGGTTCAAGGCGTGAAATCCGCTCAGCTTCTTTCGGGTTAGCCCCTAAGTAGTACGCTACTTCAGGGCCAATCTCGGAAGCCTGTATTGTTTGGGCCATCACGGTTGTGATTGGAAGATTAGGATTGTACGCGACTTGTTCAAAGTCCTCGTACTTGTCCCTCGCATCCTCTTCACGGTCTTGATAGGCCGCGACAATTTCGGAGTGTCTTGCCTGTTGCTGCCGCGTTTGTATGATCTGCTCTGCTCTAGCTTCAGCATACTCGTCAACAGTACCAAATTGATCTAAAGAAGGCGGTGTAACAGGTACTACAGGCGCTGAAGGCGTCTGCATTTTTGCCCATTTCCGTTCTGCTTTAGCAAGCCTCTTGCTGACAATGGCGTCCAACTCTTCTTGTGTGAAGACTTTGGCCGGCGCGTCATCCGACTGTTGTAGCTCAGGTTCAGGGGCCGTCGTCGCTTCCTGTTCCGGCGCGGGTACTACCGCTAACACATCTTCGTCAGACATTTTTGATCCTTGTAGAATCCTTGGTGAGCCGCACCAATACGGTTACTCGTATGCTACCGTAAATTGAGCGGACGTGCCGCCAAGTACGATATAAAGTCCTTTACTAAAAAACAGCCCCGCTGGGAAGTTCAAATATGAATTTCCCGCAGTCAGCGTAATCGTGTTGGATATTTTGGGGTCACTGGTGCTTGCCGCACCAGAATCATACACCACCAAAGTACCGCTAGACGTGGCAGAGACAAAAATCCCATAGAGTTTGCCTGCGCCGACTTTAACCTGTTGAGTAGCAGCAAGCTGCATATAATTTGCCATGTTAGCTCCTTACGCCAAAAATTTCAGTTTGTAGAGAGTGGACAGATAAAGAGCCACAATTTCGTCGATGATGTTGTGCAACGCTGTGTCGTCTTTGTCTACGACCTTGCTACGCGCAGTTTCAATCTCGTCAAGTTGGTCTTGCAAAAACTCGGTGACATTAGCCGTCTTCTTGGCCGTCTGAAGCGTGATGCCGCCCATCAATCCATACCGGCCTTGGTAGGCTTCAGCAAACGTGTCAGCCAAGCCTACAATGCCCTCATAGAACTTCTGCAAGGCTTTATGCTTGGCGTAACTGCGCGTGTTCAAGTGAACGGAATGGGTTACATCCCGCGCCAAGAACAGCAAACCTACAAAATCAGCGGCTTTCATTGTGGTATGGCTCCCATATCAGGCGGCGGCATAGCGCCCATGTCAGACGGCAACGTGCCGCCCATGTCGGGTGGCGGTGGTGGTGCAGCACCCATATCAGGTGGCATTTGCATATCATTTTGCATTTCCCCCGGCAGTTCCTGTCCAGGCATCTGATTGACGAGATCGCCGCTTGTAATCATGCCATGCACAGTTCCAAGCACAATGTCCTGAATTTGCTCAGGTGACATAGACGCCTGAACAGCCGAAATACGCTTGGTTTCAGCGTCGTAAGCCTTAATCGTGGCTTCAAATTCCTTGACCGCCAGATCCTGCGCTTCCATCGACTTACCGACGTTTTGCAACATCTGGTGCATCTGATCCATCTCTTGACCCATCGCCTGAATCTGCTGTTCAGCAGCTTGCAACTCAGGTGGCTTGTCGTCGTTGGACAACAGCTTGGGATCAATCGTCTTGGCAAACCGCTTCGCCATTTCCTGAGCGCCGGGCCAGTCCATGTTCTTGATGAACAGATCGCCTGCCACAGCCCACAATTGCGGGTTGCCTTGCAGAAGCTGCGCCATCGAATCAAGAGCTTCCTGACGCTTTGTCATGTAGCTTGGGCCAGTCGTGACGCACACATCGTATTTGCCGACGCCTGGGTTGTAGATCTTGTCGATCACGATGTTGTCTTGGTTGACAATCTTCTTGATTGGCTCTTGCTGTGTCGGGTCAATCTTGACCATGCTTGTTTCGCCATCAAGCCCGATGATGCGGGCGATGCGCTGCGTGTCATAAATCTTAGGGATCAGATTGACGATCTGACGGGTCGTGTAGCGGATGGCACGGGCCAAATTGTCCACATAATGGTATGTCCCAACGTCGCCCTGCCGTTCACGGGCCAAAATAGCCCTTCCAGACCGCTCATTTGACGTCTGACCAAGGCTTGAATCATACTGCCCAGTGGTCGCTTTAATGTCGTCAGAAGCGCCCATTTTGGCTTGAATAAGCCCTGTTTGAGCCATTGGAGGCATAGAACGCTGTGGAAGTGGCAAAACACCGCCCTGACCGTCTGTAACGTCGGGATTTACTTCCAAATACGGCCAGTTATTGGTATTGGCCGTTTTCCATTGCAACTCGTAGCCTTCAAACTGGCCGCCATACCCAATAAACGGGGCTTTTGGGGCCAATGCAAGCATTTCAGTCTCTTGAGATACCCAATAATTGTACATACGCTGGGCGTCTTTGGCGTTTCGTACCAATCCTGACACAAAAATACGCCCATCGACCTCAAATTCGTTACCAACGACGCGGATGACCGGAATCCAGTCGCCTGCCCAGTCGTTTTCCTCAATCATCTCGTAGCCGTTTGTCTTGCACCACTTGATACTACGGCGCTGGACAGTACGGGACTTGATTGGCTTGAGGCCCATCTCCTTGGCGGCTTTATCCTCGCGTGTTCCCTCGAACACAGCGTTGTTGCCGGGGTACAGGTTCAGCTTGGCCTGCTCATAGGACGCATAGAAGTACTCGGCAATGCGTACAGTGTTCTCATTGACCCACTGCGACAGGTTTTCATCGCCTACGCCTTGCGTCTGGATGGACGACACTGGCATAGCGTCTGGAAACTGGCGCGTGTAGTCCTCAAGCAGCATATCTTCAGTAATGAAGCACCACTCGGCATCAGATCCGCACGGATCTTGAATGGTAGGATCCATATAGACGCTGAAAGAGTTGCGGATACGGCCGATCTTGATGTCCTGATCGAACGAATCATCCGAAACGTATTCGGTCAAAAGACGGATGTAACCTTCGCCGTAAGTTACTTGGTTCTCGCACGCCGTGTCGTAGGCGACATCTGCGTCGGACATATATTCGATATGGCGTACCATACCATCAAAAACTTCAGCTACTTCAATGTCGGCATTGTCATCCGCAGGAATGACCTTACCGGCTGGGCGGTTCTGTCGTTGGTCGTTCGTCACCTGACGGACGTGCTGCGGCAGCTTGTTAATGGTCAGGCATGGCCGTGCGTTGATTGTCTGACCCTGCACAGACCCGCGTGTCGCCAAGACATCTGCAGGCCACTGCCACTGATTGTCAGGCGAGCCTGCAAAGAAGCGTAGATCATCCAGTTCGTCTTCACGGCTCTCAGAGAACGCCGAGACGGCCATAGACAGACGGCTCCGCATAGTGTCAAGCACTTCGCCGGGGCTGTTCTTCTTGTTGCCACCGCCGCTTGCCACACGTCCTGCCGCTGCTACACCTGAATAATCCATTATTTCTTCTTACCCTGTGCTTTGCGCTGAACCGAATACGCAATGGCAAGCGCCTGTTTCTGGGGCTTGCCTGCCTTCATTTCCGTCTTCATGTTGGCTTTGAAAGCCTTTGGACTAGGTGATTTCTTTAACGGCATCACTTCTTCCTCGTCTTGGCAGATTTTTCAAATGCCTTGGCCGTAGGTGCGCCCTTAGCACCTACTTTACGCATCTTTTCGCCCGAACCCGCCGCTATTCTGGCTTGTTTTGCATGAATATTAGCGTAAAGCCCTTTTTTCATTTGCAATTCCACCGTTTCATACTGACTTTAGCCCGTTCCGCGTTCTTTGACTTCGCAACAACCCCGCCCATCCTGGCGCAGAAGCTGGCTTTACGCCCCTCTTCCGCTTTAGACTTAGGGTTAGGCGCGGGGGCTTTAAGTTTAGACCCCGTTTCTTTGTTGTACTTAGCCCGTCCCTTAGCGGTCAGACCAGCGCCCTTGCTAACTGGTAGCTTCTCGCCGCGTCCGACCGATAGAGAGACAGACTTTGCCATATTAAGCGCAGTGGATAAGAGCGAAGTTAAGGACAACCGCTTCCGACAGTGACCCACCGGAAATGTTGCGGAGTGTGACAGTCGCCGAGCCTGCGCTTAGGCCGCTAACCCAGCAATTATACGCGCCAGCCGTTGCGCCGGAACCAACATTCAAAATCAAAATGTCGTTTGCAGAGATCAAGCTGTTAGTAAGTGTAAATGTTACGTTGGTCGCAGTCGCCAACGATGCGTTGTTCATCGTGATCTGGCCTGCCGACTTGTTCAGCGTGACGCCGGTTGACTTGCTCGTCGCTTGCGTGACTGTCCCCTGCGCGGCAGCGGTGTAACCAAACTGGCCGCTAGAAAGAATTGTGTCCGATCCGCTAATGTCCTGATCGGTATACGCGATGCCGAGTGATTTGGTGTTACCCATAGTACTTCTCCTGTTAGCTGCCCATCCATGAATTGATGACGCCGTTTGATGATTGGTAGTTGTTCCGAGGTTTATCAACATATTCGCGATGTGCAACTGGAAAAGCAAAAGTAACCGCCAGTGCGTCGGCGGCGTCCGGGGATGCTAAACCTCTTGCCCGCATTTCCTTTTTCCCTTCTAGGAAAATGGTTCCAGACGAATTCGGCTTTTTTGTTGGCCCCAACAAGTCCGCCCTTAGCTGACGATCATCAGGAATGGACGCTGTTCGCAGCCAGTCCTTCATAGCGCCCCACATTTCAGCGCGTTTATTACCCCACATAACGGAGTTCTTGGCCTTCCAGCCAAAATTAACGCCCCGCACCTTGTACCTCTGTTCTGTTAATCGGTCAAGGATGCCGTAGCCAAGCCCACCCTCGTCAATTATAGACAGCACCGGCTTGTATTCCTCAATAGCGTCGATCACCCGCCCTACGATGGTCATCGTGTCTTCACCTTGGTAGCGCTTGATTGCGATGATGTCGCGCCCCTGACGCACGACCAGTACGGTCGCGTCCGTCCCGCCGCGTGCAGGGTCGATGCCGAGTATGATCGGAGCGGTCATGTCCTTATACCGTTCGCGCTTAACCGCGTCGGTTATGACATTAGGCGCAATGAACTGATCCTCGCCGGCGGATGGAAAATCACCATAGACCTCAATACGCGCTTGGGCAGAGTCTTCGCCGTACTCGGCGATGATCTGCTCATAGACAGCCTTGTCGGTATCTTCCACATCGCGTGCGTCTACTTGGCGTGTTTTCCAGAAATCGCGTTTCGCGTGAAACGTTTCAAAAAAATAACCCGTATTGCGTCGCGGGTTGGAGAACGCCAGCCAGTACCTATCCAGAATGTTCTCGGTAAAAAAGCCCGCACCGACCGACCAGATCGAATCAGGTATGCCGCTCGCCTCGTCGAAGATCAGCATCATGCCGTCCATGTTGTGAACACCGGCGTAACTGTCCGGGTTCTCTTCCGACCACAGCTTGCCTTCAGCCGCCCAGTAGCGCGTGCCTTTCTTGAGATCCCGTTCGACCAGTTCGCATACCCACTTGGCAGGCATGAGCTTGGTCGCGCTGATTTCCCACCAGTGCGCGTTGATAGCATCCACAGGATCAACCAACTGACCAGTGCAGACTTGCCGATACCGCGCCCTGAACTGACCGCCAGCCTGAACGTCTCCATGTCCAACTTGCCGTTGTTCCTTTTGATGTGATCTGCCAGTTCGCGCAGCACCAAGCGTTGCCATTTGCGCGGCCCTTTGAACTTAGCCAAGGGTGTGTTGGGTTGGCCCCAAGGAAATACGAACAACACAAACGCTTCAGGGTCGTTCGCAAGCTGCGGCGACCACAGGCGGGTCATCAGCACCTGCTCTTCACTGGACTTATAAATCGGCAGTTGGGCCATTTAGTTCTTTCATCGGCATATGTTCAATGACACGATTGGTTGCATCCGCCAAGGCTTGGGTGATGGAGATCTTTTGATAGATATCAACCGATATCTCCTGCTTGGCCGACCATTCATGCCGGTGTTGCAGGATGGCGAGTGCGGCCTTGGCGTCGCCCTGCTGGGCCGCGTTGTGCAGCGCCCGGCTGGCCGTGATCTCGCTGTCAGCGCGTCCTTGCTTTTCTGCCAACTCCGCTACCGGATCCAGTTGGCACAGTTGCCGGTACTCCACCGGCATCAGCCCCGCCGCCAGTGCGAGCGAATCACCCTTCAAGCCAAGATACGCGGCGTCGTAGATCGACCGTAGCCGCGCCTCTGTAGCTTTGATCTCTCTCGGCTCGTAATGAAATGATTTCATGCGGGGTTTTATAACAGGGTCAAATTTGGATTTCAATAAAAAATTTTTTGCAAGTTGAAACTGCATTTTAAGAAAAAATTTTTTGCAGACCCTGCGTAGGATTTGACCGGTCGGCCACGGCCCTCCCCCCCCTGCCTTGACCTTACGTAAGGTATAGGCTGTCAAGCCTAGCGCGGCCCAAAATGGGTCATCCACAGGTAAATGGGGCATTAGACCCAAAATGGGTCAAGCCTAGCAGCAAGAGGATTATAGCCCGGCTTGTGCAGCGCACAGGCAAATGGGTGACGTGACCCAAAATGGGTTTATGCCGGCAGATTGGGTTTATGCCTGCATTCCGGGTATTGTGCCAATTCGGCAATTAACATTTGTTTGCGTGGAA